GCTATGGCTGCACCGGTCAGGGCCTCGAGGATTTTCCCCGGGAGTTCTGCAAACCAGTTGCCGACGTCGATCCAGTTCACGCCCAGGGCTGTTAGAATAAGTGTCGGAGGGAATATGATCCCGAGAATTACCGCGACAATGGTGTCAGGGCTTATACTAGAAACAGCGTTTCCTATTTTGCCCGGTATGTCTGTGAAGAATTTTACCACGTCGTCAAGTCCGACACCCATTTCAGAGAGAATTTTCGCAGGGGGAAAAATAACCCCGGCAATAGCCAGAGCCACGGCAACCGGATCAATACCGGTAATAAACCCGATCACGGACTCGGCCAGACCGGTAAACCATTCACCGACCTGAGGGAACGCCTGGTTGAGCAGGTCCAGGATCAACAGCGGAGGGAATATAATTTTAATTATCGTCTCTGCAATACCCCCACCGTCACCGCCTGACCCCCCGGTTATGGCGTTGATGATTGTCCCCGGTAAATTCGTGAAAAAGTCTATAATTCCCTGAAACGCAGCCCCGACATCAAAGTTCTGGATCCATGCTGCGAACGCAGCACCCTGTTCAATAATCCAGTCAAACACCCCGAGCTCATTCAGAGCCCAGAGGATCGCTATGGCAGCAGCAACGCCGAGAATAATCGGGGCTGCGGCGATGAGTGCCGGGATGAGCGAGGCGGTCATGGTAGCACCGAGAGCCCCAATAGACCCGGCCAGACCAGACAACCCGGTCACAATGCTACCGGCAGACAGGGCCGGGAGAACTGACCCAAGCGCCTGCAGAGCAATAACCCCGCCGCCGATCCCCTCCATGGCCGGGGCAAACGTCGCGACCGCTCCAATCACCGAATCAAACGGGCCGAGGAAATCACCGAACCCTATGACAAGTTTGTCGAGAGCGACTTTCATGTCGTCGCCAACCCCGGTCGCTGCGATGTTCATGGCGTCAGCAAACTTTTGTGCAGACCCGGCAGACTCGTCCATCTTACCCCGAGCGGTGTCGATTGCGTCGCCTGACAGACCCATTGCAGCCGTCAACTCTTCAAACGAGATCTTCCCATCGCCGTTGGTGTCTGACCCCTCAGATACGGCTTTTGAGAGTTCAGACATCATAGACCGCCCGGTATACCCGGCTTCGCTCATGGCGACCATGGCGGTCTCAAGGTCCTCCATTGAAAGACCTGCAGAGGCGATTTCTGGACCAAGCCTCTGAATCGTCCTACCGAAATCTGAAGAATCGACCCCGGTTTTCTGAAACATTGTTGCAAGACCATCAATATACTGATCCGCGTCAGTCAGTTCGATCCCGAACGCTTTGAACGCCGGGATCAGGTCTTCAGTCAGTTTGTCTCCCGGTGCACCAACCGCGTCGGCCAGGGTGTCAAACGCAGTCCCGGCTTTCTCCAGGTCGGCAGCAGACGTAACCCCGGCTTTCCCGAGCGCCTGAAACATGGCCGCCGCTTCTTCCATTGAGGTGTCTGCGGTGTAAAACTGCAGAATGAGTCCCTCCATCGCCTCGGCAGTCTCACCCGTCTGGAGCGCCAGAACTTTGCCGGCGGAATCAAGTTCGTTCTCACGGTTCGCGACTGTTTCAAGCCCGGACGCAAGCAGACCAACACCAGCAGTCAGAGTGGCTGCAGTTGTGACCAGGGTATTGAGCGACCCGTCAGAGTTTGCAGCAGAATCACCCATTTCGTCGATCCCGTCAGCAGCTCCGGCAGCAGCGTCACCCATCTCGCTGACCCCTGTTGCACCTGCTGCAGCAGCGTCACCGGTAGACGCAAACGATGATTCCACCCCGTCAAGCGACGATTCAAGCCCGCCCATTGTGGACTCGATCCCGGAAATACTAGACTCGGCTGAGCTGATCCCGCTGCTCATTTCGTCTTTGAGCCCGAGAACTACCATTAATTCCTGAATAACGTCGCTCATTATTTCCTCTTCGCTTTATTCATTTCTGCCTGTATTCGCCGTTGCCGCTCAGTCCATGCAGCCATCACGAAAATCTTGTCCTGCCCTGACATCTGCCTGAACTGGTCGGGAGTATAACCGGTATCAATCAGCAGCGCAAACAGGTTTTGGCCGCTGTCGCTTACCGCGAAAGGATTCGGTTTCTTTCTGTTTCGACCCCCATGTACGGATCCCGGCCAGGATCTGATCTCTGATCTTCTGTGGGATCAGCCCGGAGGCAAAAGCATCATAATCAAGAGCCGGATCGACCGTGACCTCTGCGAGCAGGGTATTGACGGTCTCGTTGAACTCATCAACGCTCTGGTATGCCCCGAGCACGGCAGTTATTTTCTCTGTCTCTGACAGGTCGCTGCTGGTTACACCACCGACTTCTTTGGCAGCAAGCAGGACCTTGGTTGTCATCTGGTTGAGCCATGACACCTGGTCTGATGACGGTTCGAATAGTTCAACCTGTACGGTTTCGTTCCCGGTCTCTACGTCGATGGTGAACGTCTCGCGTTTTGCCGAGATGAACGCCTGTAAAAGTTTTGAGTTTTTGGCGTTCCCCAAAACTTTTTCGCGTATGTCGTTCTGAAACTTTGCCGAGAGTGCCGGGTTTTCGGTCTGTTTTATGGCCAATTAGGATCCCACCTATGAGCTGGTTGCTGACCATTCGATGAGGTAGCCAATGTCAACTGTCAGCGAGTCGGTATAAGTCCCTTCGGTCGGGAAATCCTGGTCGTTGCCTGACAGGGTAACGTCAATAAGACCCCATTTGTGAGTGACTGCCCCAGTTGAATCCGTCTTTTTACCGACCAGGCACAGAGATTTTTTGAACCCGGTGATCTTGTTGGACCAGATGATCTCGTCTGTTGCCGGCCCTGTGGTCCGTGCACCTGAGAACATGGTTTTCAGGACAAGGCCGTCTTCGACCTGCAGCATGGAAAACGATCCGGTTGTCTCTGCTGCACCGGTTACGGTGATCTTGTTGGTCTGACCGTGCACGGCGATTTTCTCAGTTGAGACCTTAGTGGACGTTTTAAAGTCCTTGGCTGACATGATGTGAGTCAGACCGGTTGTCTCTGCATCAATGTAGTAGAGATCAACCACGTCGTTTTCTGCAATGCCTGAGTATTTGATAGCTTCAACCCCGCTGTCCTCGTCTGCAGGGGTAGTGAGATCGTCTTCGAACCCGGTGTACGCTGTCTGGACTCCGTTTACGACGACCAACAGCATACCGTAATCAGCGGTTTTTGTGAGAACTATACCGCCTGCTGATGCCTGTGCACTTGAGACCGTGACGGTCTCAGAATATGCGACTCCCCCGGCGTACCATTTAACCTCCGGGCCTCTGGAAATATCAGAACTCGTTACATCTGCCATTTTTGTTATACCTCGTTATACTCGATCAGCACGTCTACCGGGACATGATACCAGTTTGTGCCAGGGTCGATGAGCCTGACCCCGCCGGTACACCTGCAGGTGATGATGTCATACGACACCGACCCTACGGTCCACCGCTGTGGGCTGGTGTTTAGTCTCGGTTTGTGCAATACCGCTCTGACCGCAGCGGCGACGGTTTCCACCTGGGCAGGACTGCGAAGCCCGCCCGTGACGGCCGGGTTTGACCAGCACGACACCTGCACCCGTGCAGATGTCGCTTTCGACACATCTTTGTCAGGGACACCAGACACCGGATGAATCGTGATGGCTGGCAGGGTCGGGTTCTGGGGCATACCGTCAACATAGATCCGTGTTGAGACCAGAGCGGTGACGGCAGTCGTAGCCCGCAGTTTTGTCTGAACCATGGCGGTGATCATGCCAACCGCCTGAACGCGTCCTGTAGTTCGCGTTTCACGTCTTCAACAACCTGATCTTTGTTCTCGTCCCATGCCGGTCTTAGCCAGGGGTGGGGCTGGGACCCATACCATACGACCGATTCACCCCGTTCAATCCCGAATATGGTCGCCCATTTCCGTGACTCTACTTTCCATAACCACGGGATCTTTTTTGCCTGGCTGCCCCCCGGTCCGGTTGCATACAGACCAGTCCCATACTCCAGGTAGATCCCGTGGATCTCTGAAGACCCGGTTTTGATCACCTGCTGGCCTGACTCAATTGACGCCTGGGTATTGATTGACGCCGTCAGGATCCCGTTGTCGTTGTGTTCCCTGGTGTTCTCTTTTGCTGCTGCCTCGACGTTCAGCTGCATGGATTTCAGCCCGGCCTGTTTGAGCAGTTCCGGGGCTTCGGTTGTCAGGGTTGCGAGTTTCGACCGGAGTTCGTCAAGCCCGGTAAACGAGTATGTGCTCATGTCACAACCTCCAGGTCACAGACAATATGGCTGATCTCGTTCTGCACCATGGCCTGGCGTGGTGTGCCTATGACCCG